AACGAAACCTGCGAGTTCTTAAAAGTCCCAGATAACTTAAGAAACCAATTTATTAAAGCTATCGGGAGCTCAGTAAATCTTTACGACGATAACGGATTCGTCGGGTCCACTAAGTCTGGTATCTTAATGGGCACACCAGGAACTTGGTATATACTGAGTATTCTTAATTTGTTTGCAAGTCGTCAAGGGAAATGCGTCAACATCTGTGGCGACGATATGATTGGTATATTTGACGACAATGCAAAGAACTGTTACTTAAAAAGCATGAAGGCCCTCTCGATAAAGGTCAACAAGGAGAAATCCTTTTTAAGTAGAAAAGCAGGTATCTTTTGCGAAGATCTCGTTAATCTCCAATACAAACATACTTATCGCTGTAAACCTGGTTTAAACAAGGAGAAAATCTTAAAACGGATCTTCAAAATTAATCTCATCAAACTAAGAGAACGCGGCAGAGTAAATCAGACGTCAATCTACAAGCCGCGCGATGAGATATTTAATCCTAAAAAGGATCCTCGTAAATTTGTGAATAACATGGTTATTGAATCCGAAAAGAATTTACGAGGATGCAAGATCCGATCTTTATTAGTTGCTAATATGGCTCAACGTATTCCAAAAGGGCTCTATAAGTTGAGCGGTCCATACATATTAACAGATGCAATTCAACAGATTTATATGGATCCTGCATTAAAAGGAATTGCTTATGTGGTAATAAGATCTCAAAACCTTAAGTATTATTATAGAGAAATAAGAGATCTCTCACACTCACACCACATGTTCTATATTGCGATCCGCCAAAAAGGCAAAGCTCTTCTTCCGAAATCAATTTGCAAATGGCGGGTTATAAGAAAACGCGGGGTGTCGATCGATGAGTCAGATTATGAGGCTTTCAAATCGAAGCTGATACGATCACGGGTAGTGAAAGCAGATCTGGAACTCAGACGATCTATTAAAAAGAAGGGTTTATCAAAAGCACTCGAAGAAAAAGGTCTACGATCAAAGTTTATGACCGAAGTAAGTTACGGGTGCTTGAATTTCAAGAAACCGCAAAGATTTAGAAATATTTTAGGATTGGGCAAACTAGGTAGAGCGACTAATTACATTGACAGACTTGCGCAAACCAAGCCCTGTAATTACCCAAAACTCACCGACGGATTAAAGTCTATTGCCATGTTCAGCAATCCTTTCTTGAAATCCCTTCGTCATCTAGCTTATAAGGGTATAGAAATAGACCTCCCTATACCATTAGGGGGACTAGGCTTAGATGAAAAAATACGCGACCGAATTTTGCGTAAAAGACAAATCAAATGGATTTGTACGGTCGGCTCAGCTATAGAAAATAAATTTAATACTGAAAGTACGAGAAGTACCCAATACTATAAACCATCTTCTACCCAAATGCTTGCTTACGAATTTTTCTCCAAAGAATTCAAGCAAGTCATGGTCCCTTTACACGATGGAATGAAAGTCGTTGAAAACAAGGAACCGTTCTTGAAATATATTAAGAGGCGGTCTAAAATTATAGACCCATTCACAGACAAACCTAACGGCGTTCCTTTCGAAAAGGCTGCTGCACTCTTTAATAATTATTCATTTTACAAAACCAATGGAACCCTCTATTTACGCAAATATAGAAGGGCGAATACTTTCAAGAAATCTAGATGGTTTACTAAGGCAAAGTCCATTTCTCTCTATCTACGACAAAATTTCCGAAGAAAAATTTGTACAAGAAAGAGAGCAATGGCTATCTTAAAGCATTTCTCAGAGCTTAAGATAAAGCCCGAAGTGATGGAGGAACTATCTTTGTTCGCTCCAAACGTCTTTTACATGAATGGTAGTATTACTATTCGTCGTATTGACAGAAAGAGCCGAAAGGCTCCCAAAGTCTACGGGGTATTCTCATAGAC